GTGGCTTTTGACTAAAAGCTTTGGTATCTGGATCTACATCGTACCGATAATGTCGCAAACAATCTAGCCCTGCTGCCGTATTATTTTTGTCAAAATAACATGATCCAAATATGGTTCTTGCAGCATTAATTGAGTCAGCAATAGGAACTTTGCCAATAATTCTGACGTTATAGCCTGAGTTGCGAACAATATCTTCTAAGCTCCTACCATTAGCAGCCAAAGTCTTATTCTGAGCATCATGAGGCAAATACAAAGTGTCATAAACATATCCGAATGTCTGCATCCTAGCCAATATCTCGCTGATTGTGGTCTGAGTTGTTTCAAAATAACGGATTAGCCTGGTTTCCATGCCTACAAACTGGACAAACCAAACAGCAGTTGCATCAGCCCATCCAATATCGAATACTGCCATTACTGGCTTAGTAGCATCGTAAGGCACATTGGTTATTCGCTGATCTTGCTCTGCTCTAGCCATTTCTTTAGCAAATACAGCTCCATCAATGGTTGACCTTGTAAAGCCTTCCCATACATTCTGATAAGCTTCAAAATCCCTAGTTCTAAGGGTTTGCCGTTCAATATCCAATACTTCAGGAAACCAAGGGTTATCGTTCCAGTTGACCTTTTGGACTATTGCATTAGGTGGTGGATTTAGAACCCATCTTTTATAAGTTTCATCTGTAGGTAGTTCTGGATTAAACGTAATCCATATTTCGCTATTTTGTTCACGAATTGTAGGTATTAAAACCTCATAGGAATTGAAACTTACGTTATTAGCCTCCTCCAGCCACGCATAGTTAATTCCAGCCATTGATTTAAGGTTGTTGACATTATTTTTAATCCCAGCAAATATAAATTCTGTGCCATTAGTTCCACGAATAGTAGTTTGAGTTACTTCGTAATGGGCATCAAGCTTTAATTCATGTATTTGATCTACCAATAGTTTATGAACAGAATCCTTAATAGATGTCTGAAATTCACGAACGCATAGGATTCTTAAGGGTTTTTCAATACCTTTGCAAAGTAAAGCTCTAGACACGCTGACCGATTTGCCAGCACCTCTCCCACCAAAAAGCACTCGGAAACGGCTATTCTTTGGCTCAAATAGGCATTTAAGTTTGGCAGGAAACTGGGGCCAAATAAAGCCGTTATTGTCCTTCTTTGTTTCCATCAGGTTCTACAAAGGTTATTGCTATGCCTTTTACTAAATCTGAACCATCAGGGCCACTAATTTCTGTAGCTTGTACGGCTTTTCCATCCATCCTATCCATAATTTCTTTAATGGCCCACGCTTCACCTTTTTCAGCAGATTCAACAAGTTTGTCTGCAATCTTACGCAATTTAAACTTGTCGTTCTGAATCAAGACCATCCTTAACTGGTCGTAAAAGAGCTTGCCCTTCTTGGCATTTTGATTGCCTTCAGGAGCACCGCCTTTGTCTACAGTTGAATCAACTTCTAATGTCATGATTTTTCTGCCTATTTTTTAAGCAAGTTGCCTATTAATTAAGCACATATTACTACTCATTAGCCATGCTGTCACTATTGGCCTCTGCTTGATCTAAATCAGCTTCGTTTGTAGGACTGCTTACAAAGTTTTTATACTGATCTTGGAGTTCTTGTGGCACTTCTGGCTGATAAATGATTGCGTTCATATCCGCTTCTACTTCTTCAATAGACTGTGGATAAGGATAAGGAATATATACGTTAGGAGTTGTCATTATTCTTCTACTTCTACAGGGTTTACACCTACGGCTACAGGCTCAGTCTGTGCTGCTTTAACTTGAGGTTCAGCAATGGCTTGAATTTGGTCAATTAATGGTTTAGCAAAGCGATACGGCATTTGGTCGCAATAAGCCAAAATTGCGTTTAGTTGTTCAATAGTGAATGTTACGTTCATTTTTTACCTTTCGTTGTTTTCTTGGCTGCTTCTTTTTTAACTGTGTAACTAATAGCAACAGCTTGTTTTACTGGTTTACCAGCCTTTACCTCTGCTTTGATATTTTCTTTAAATGCTTTAGGACTAGCTGATTTCTTTAGTGGCATAGTTTTGCTCCTAGTTGTAGCCTTTTTAAGGGCTGGTTTACGAGGTTTATCTTCATCTAACAACTGTTGAAGTCTTGTATCTCTAAATTTAGCTGATTCGTTGTTAAATGCTGCCCAAGAAGTAATGATTTGTTCTGTGGTCATAGATTTTGATTTCCAAGGCCATGCGTTTTTAAGCCATTTCAACATTTTTATTAAACCTTTTCTTTTGTGAAATACTCATTTTCAATAAAGTTTCAGGAGAAAATACACGATTAGTCATTTTTTTACGCATGTATTCTTTATGCTCATTAGAATGACTTTTACCAGCAAAAGAAGCTATCCTAGTAGGGATTCCTTTTCTTTTTTTATTGGCTTCAGCAACAGCTTTCCGAGTTTTATCAGGAATTATGCAATTTTTAGCATATTGATTGCCAATCATAAACTCTGAACGCTTTTTCCTGGCTATTTCATAAAGTCTGCTATTCATGTAGGTATTATTGCTTCCCTTCATAATTATTACAGCTCCCCATAATTTTGAATTATTGTAAATATGAGCAAGCAAGACATGAGCAATAAAATGCTCTCTACAAGTTAATTTAACTAAATTTTCTTTTTCATCAGTTCCGCCCATACATTTTGGCAAAACATGATGAATTTCATACTGCTTATTAATCTTGCGATTTTTAGCATTTTCAATTAAAGATTGATAAATTTTGCTGTAATTCATTCGTTTATCCAACACACATCTTGCCACGAAAGAACAAGGTATTTAACGCCATCCTCAACATAAGGAAAGTATTTGAGATACTCCTCGCCTTTGTCATCGTTCATAGTGCCAAATCGAACTCTAGCTCCTATTTGAACAGGCATATCTTCTCTGCGACCACCTAATAATTTCTTTCCAGGGCCTACAGCTATGACTGTACCCATGTTTTCTACTTCTTTGTTATCAACAAAAATAATGCTAGAAAGCTCACGAACATCAGGTTTTACAACAATTTTGTCTGCTAATGGCTTGAGTTTCATGCTTTTCTTGGCCTTCCTGGTTTCTTTTTTGGTTCAGAAATCAATACTGGTTCAGTCATCATTTGAACTATTTGCTCTAAAGCTAGACTTTCAGTCAGTTGCCATTCCCCACACCAATCATCATTTGATTTGTTTTGCACAATAGGAAAACGCTTGCAAATGCCCATTCTTTCCCCAAAAGAAAAAAATCGACATAAATTACAAGTGTCTTTATGCTCTTTTATAGCCACAGTTTCTCCGATTAATTGTGGTTAGAGAACCCCTAGTTTACCTTCACGTGCTAGGGGTTTTCGTTTTACATTGGGTCTTTTTCGTATTTATCTTCTACGCCATAAGCTGTGCGCTTGTGTTCGTAGCAGATACCAGAAGTACGACCAGTATTGAACTCTTTATCAGAGCCAATAGCATCTTCTTTGCCCATTGCTACACCGCCACGAACTGCTTTAGCATGACGTTCGCCTTTAGTATCGGCTGCATCAGCACCTTTTGGAACTACTACACCCTTGGCTGGTACGCCTTTAGTGCTGTTTGGATTAGTTGTTTTGCCCATTGCCATTTCTATTTTCCTTTTGCAAAAGAAGCTACAAATCGTAGCTTTGCTTATTTTGCCTTATCCATTACCCATGTCAAGCATTTTAATTAATCGTATAGCAGCATCAACTGAATCTATTCTGCTAACTGGGCCACCTCGCCAATTTTGCATAAATTTGACCTGAGATTCGGTATAAAGGGCCTTGTTATCTCTTTTTATTTCACAAAGAACGCTGTGCTTTTTGTATCCAATCAAAATATCTGGGCAGCCTTCGCCGACTCTAGAAAGATTTAAAACAGAAGCTCCCAATGCAATAAATGTATGGATTATCTGTTTTTGATTGTCATCAACTCTTTTCTTGTAATAAGTCATTTAATCTTTCTAGCAAATCCATTTCAGAGAAACCCCAATATTTAATAAATCCTTTATGTCCAAGTTGGTGAATACTGGAATCTCCAAGTCTATGATGGTAAGCGCATAAGGGGATGACTGGGGCATTTTTTCGTTTTCCACCAAATCTTCGTATATGGTGCATTTCTGTTGGGGAATCTTCAAGGTTTCTGACTTCTTGTTGTTTGCATAAAATACAACCATATCTCGCCAAGCGAGCATAAACATCCCTTTCTGACTTAGTTGTCATATAAACATATCGCCTTGAGCATAAGCCAAATCTATTCTTTTACAGGCTATTTCAAAATATTTAGGATCTTTTTCTATACCAATAAATGATTTTCCCATTTTGGCGCAAGCTACTCCTGTACTTCCAGATCCCATAAAAGGATCAAATATTAAATTTCCATCAATTTTATCAATGCACCATTGCATTAATGCTATTGGTTTTTGTGTTGGATGTTCTTTACCGCCATCCATATTCATAGGCCTCATACGAAATATTCTGGCAACTTTGTTTAAATTAGTCCAAGCCATTTCTAAATCTGCAAAATCACGACCTTCGTTTTGTTTGTCCCAAGCCAAAAAACAACGAGTTGGTGGTAAATCAAAATAATTTCCACCCCATAAAATTGCTTGATTGCCTTTAGAAACAATGGCATCAATTAATTCTTTAGATGGTGGCTTATCATCCCAGCCAGTATCTTTAAAACCCCTGCTTTTAGATAATCTATGGCTTTTTGTTATAGAAATTCCATAAGGAGGATCTGTAATAACAGCATCAAATTGACTTAATTTAGGCAAAATATCAGCACAATCACCTAAATAAAGAGTTGCATTACCTATTGTTTTTATTATCAAAATAACTCCGTTAAATCAACATATTTAAACAATGATTTAGGAACATCATAATAAGCTTCATGCTTAGTTTCATCACGCATTTCTATGGTTGGAAAGCTTAAAGCCCTTGTTCCTGTGATCCAGTAAGCATGAGTCATATCTTGGTTTAATGCAAAAAACAGCGTTTTAGGTACTTCTAGCATATGTTTTTTTCTTACAGGCACATGGATAGTATCAAAAGGACAATGGGGATTCCAAGATCTAACCTCAACTTCGGCAAACCCTACAGGAACAGAGCCCCTATGAATAATTAAGTCTGTGCCATAAATATCAGGATTATCTAAAGCTGTAAGCCCCCATTTCATAGAAATCCATTCAGCTACCGCAGCTCTAGCTGGTGGATCGTACTTATCATGAAGGGCTTGATCAAACTTTTTAATCCGCATGAGCAATATCTTCTAGCTTTAAAGCAGTTTCTACAAAAGAATTGGCAATTTGATAAGCTGTGGCTTTATCTTGAGCAATCATAGCTTTGTAGTATTCATCTAAAAGACGTTTTGCATCTAAAAATGGTTGGCTAAAATCTTTCATTTACATATTTCCTTGTCTGCGATTAGAAGATAAAGTGCGCCAAATATCAATAATCCGCATTTCATGATTGCGTTCATTGTCTATTTTCTTAAATTGCTTCAAAGCTTCAGTCCAAGCCAATACCGCCTGTGCGTATTTATCGCTTGATAGAGCCTTTGCTTCTCTTTCGGCTACTGTGCCATCAGCTAGTAAAAAAGAATGGCTCTTGGCTTGTTTTAAGCCTTCCTCAAGGTATTTAACTTGACCAGCCCAGGCTGCATGAGATTCGTCTGTAGAAGAAAGCTTAATAAGGGCTTCCTCAACCCTGTTTTCTGTTAATTGTTCAAGATTCATAGCCATTGTCCTTTAATTGTTCCTCTGTTGCCTTTTCGCCATTGTTCTGCCATGTCGAACTGGATTCTATGTAGCCTAGGGGCAAACCCTGAATTAAATAAAAGTTTGCGGATTGCGCCAAGACCTTCCTTATGTCTGATTGCAAGCAAATATCTGACTTCGCATTGATGTCGGTATTTTTCTTCATTCATTGCCCCATTGTTGAGCCATAGCATCAGCAATTCCTTGATAAGTTGTGCTTCTTAATTTCCATCTATCTTCGCTTGGTGGCATTTTATGGATTCTTGCTTCTCTGCCTTCAACAATATTTGTTGACAAAAGTTTAGGCAAACCCTTTAACCATAAGGAAGTTGCTTTAGTTTCTCCATGCCCAAACATCCAAGGTTGCACAACTTGATCTGGTTTTCTGTAAAGGCTAGACATAATGCAAATTGGATTTTCAATGGCAATTTTAGGAATATCAACTTTTGCCAACATCATAAAAAATGATGCGCTGGCTTGCTGTCTGCCATCCATGCGTTTTGCTTGAAAATGTCTAGCACCACTTACTGATAAATTTGTGCATGGTGGATGAGCAATCATTAAATCCCAAGGGTAATCCAATACATCCCTTACATCGCCTTGATAATGAGGCCCAGGCGCATCAGTTGGTAATAAATCGCAGCTCATGGCTTCGTGCCCCCCCCCTAGAAAAGCATCACGCACAACACCAGAGTATTCACAAGCAATAAGGACTCTCATACCACCTTCCTTTTATCCCTAAATTCTTGAACAAACTTCCTCATTTCTTGGTAGCTGTTGAATCTGGCCCTACTCGGATCACCTCCACATTCAATCCTATAAGCAGCTTCAATCTGAGAATCAGTACCTAAAGGCATTAGCTTTTCTTCAAAAGCTTGCTCAATTACCACCTCATCCATCCAATGCTGACCCTTTAGCCAGCGTTCAGGGTCTTTACGGAATTTGTTATCAGGCTTGGCTTTTTTGTCTGCTTTAGCCTTTTCAACAATTTTTTGTAATAAATCGTCTTTGAAGGCTATTTTTGACCATGCCTTTAGTGAATTTGGTTTGCCTACTTTTTTATCATAAGCATCCCAAAATAAATCAAAGCCGATAGGCTGTATGTTTTTTATTGGTTTATGGTTATTGGTTATTGGTTTATGGTTAGCATTGCCTTCGGATTGCGTTGGTATTGCGTTCGCATCAACTTCCTTATGTTTACTGCTCCAGCGAGCCATTGCGGATGCTCTAGCACTAGCTGATTTACCATGAAATTTAGCTATTCCATCCTCGCATCTTTTATGAATATACCCAAATTCAGTCAATTCAAAGAAGTCTGTTAATACGTTTTGAAGCGATTGCTGTTCTTCCGCAGTCCGAACGCTATGCGAACGCATAAGCTTCGCAAGGTCATTGCTTAAAGGAATTTCATCCAAATAATAACTATCTAAAAGTTGCCTATAAATTCCATGCTCAAGCAACGATAGATGAGAAGTATCTTTCCGATAATCCCCAATATTGTGTTGGTAATAGTGCATTTCAGCCCTTCTTAAAAAGATCAGGTCTTAACATTTCTCTTGTTAAACGCAGCTCTGAAAGCTCCTCAATTTGTCGTAAATATTTGAATGGAACCTTAGTAGAGTTCCATAAATAGATTGTCTGGGGCTTAATTCCTAGCTTTTCAGCCAGGTTTATCAGGCTTCCAAATTCAATTTTCAATAAATCAGATGGGTTCATGTATTACTCCTTTTCCGCTATCATATAGCAAAAATATAGAAAAATACACCTATTAGGGAATCCCCCTATAAAAATAATTGAAAAAACCTATTGCAAACCTTAATTTTGGTCTATACTGAAAGCTCTTAAACAAGTGATGAAGGGAATGAAAATGAAAGATGCAATAGGAGTAATAGTTTTAGGGATTGTTCTAGGTGCGATGTTTGCTTATGCTCTTTTAGGAGGGTTTTAATTATGGGAATGAATAGAGCTGATGCTTACTACGAACCTGATGATTACGATGATCGTTCTGATGAAATTGAAGAACGTACCTGGCAACTCTTAAAAGTTGGTGGCAAATTTGACTATAGAACTTCAGAAGCTATTTCTGAAGCTTTAAGTGAAATGGGAGTTGATGATTCTCAAGCTTTGCAAGATGTTATTGATTCAGGTGATTACGAACAATTAGGTAGAAAACTAATCTCAATGGCTTGTGAATACATGGAAGGCCATGCCAAAGAAGTAGCTGAATTTGAAATTAACGATTAAGGAAAAGTGATGACTAAATTTTTAGAACTACGCAAAATCAATGTAAACGAACATACTGAAAAGAAAGGTAAGTTTACTTATTTAAGTTGGTCTTGGGCTGTTGACCAGCTTCTTCAGCAAGATCCTCAAGCTACATGGACTTATGGAGATCCAGTTTACTTTGCTGAAACTTTGATGGTTTTTTGCTCAGTAACGGCTTTTGGCAAAACTATGACAGCTCAAATGCCTGTCATTAATAATCAAAACAAAGCTATTGCTAATCCTGATGCAATGGCAGTAAATACAGCAATGCAACGATGCCTGGTTAAAGCTATAGCCCTTCATGGTTTGGCTTTGTATATCTATTCTGGTGAAGATCTTCCTGATGAAGATATACCTGATTTAACTGTATTAGCAAAAGAATGGGCAACAGAAATCAATGTATGCAAAACCATTGACGATTTAAAAAGAGTTTATGGAACAGCTTATTCTGCTGTAGCTAAAGACAAAAATGCCGTTCAAATAATTGCTGATGCTAAAGATTTGCAAAAAGGCACTTTAATGGCATTGCAATCATGAACAATGAACCAGTAGCGTGGATTGCAAGAGGCGATAACACAAGCGTATTTTTTGATTTGGATTGTGCTTTATCTATTGATGACAGTCCAACACCACTTTACACTCATCCAGCAAAAGAACTACACCTATCACTTCAAAAAAGTAAAGAAACAGGTGAACTATTAGCTGTTACTTATACAGATGACGAACATAGGATTGTTGAAGTGTTATGGCAAAAACCACCAGCAAAGACACTAACAGACTTTGAAATCAGGGGTGTTATGGCTTTAGACGAATGTTGGGTTGGTGAAGATTGCAGTATCCCTAATATGATTGCGTTTGCTAGAGCAATACTAAGAAAGGCATCCGAATGAACCAAGAATTTTTAAAACAGTTATTTGATTACAAAGATGGCAAGTTACATTGGAAAGAAAGCCCAAGTCGTAATGTAAAGGCTGGTGATGTTGCTGGGCATTTTGGTAATCGTAGGTATGCCCAAATCCGCATTAACGGCAAATACTATTTAAAACATAGGCTTGTGTATATGTACCATCATGGGCATTTACCGCCTGAACCATTGGTGATTGACCATATAAACCGCAATAGGTTTGATAACAACATTGAAAATCTTAGGGCAGTTACAAAGTCAGAGAATCAGCGTAATAATAAATTTAAGGCACAAGAGAAATGACCACTTTTACTACAGAAGATAGAGTAGCTGTTCAACAAGGTACTCCAGAGTGGCATCAGCTTAGATTAGGCAAAGTAACGGCTTCTAGAGTAGCCGACATATTGGCTAAGACTAAGACAGGGCCATCCGCTTCAAGGCAGAATTACCTTATTGAATTAGCTTTACAGCGCACTACAGGCATCATCCAAGAATCTTACTCCAATGCAGCAATGGAATGGGGTACTCAAACTGAACCACAAGCAAGGGTAGCTTATGAGGTTAGAACCAATAATTTTGTCGATCAACTCGCTTTCGTTGACCATCCTAGTATTGATTGGTTTGGTTGTAGCCCTGATGGGCTTGTGTCTGATAGGGGTCTTTTGGAAATTAAGTGTAGGCATTCTGCTAGTCATTGGGAAACTATCAAATTGGATGAAATACCTAAAAAATATTGGATTCAAATGCAAGCGCAATTAGCTTGCACAGGCAGAGAATGGAATGACTATGTTTCTTTTGACCCTCGCATGCCAGAACGTAGCCAACTATATATAAAACGTGTTTTTAGGGATGAAGAATTTATTTCTGAAATGGAATCGGAAATTAAAAACTTTCTTTTAGAAGTTGAAACAGAAGTCAATCTTATGAGAAACAGATGAAAAAACAACTTTATTGGGTTTGGGCAGCAATGATACAAAGATGCGAAAACCCAAACAATAAGCAATTTTATAACTATGGAACTAGAGGCATTCAAGTTAGCAAAGAATGGCGGTCATCTTTTAATCAATTTATAAAAGACATGGGTATTCCTAATGCTGGAATGACTGTGGAAAGAATAAACAATGATTTGGGATATTCAAAAGATAATTGTCGTTGGGCTAATAGGCATGACCAAGCAATTAATAGAAGATTGTTTAAAAGCAACAAACTTGGAGTTAAGGGTATAGAAATTAGAAATTACGGAGCTTATAGAGTACGAATTAAAAGGCATAAAAAATTAGTTTTAGATGTAACAGTAAGTGATTTTTTTGAAGCGTGTTGTATTAAGAAGTCTTTTGAAAATAAGAAAGGGATGTAAATTATGGGCATAGAATATTACCTCAAAGCAGCAGTTTCAGAGTATGTAGATAAAGATGGAGCAACAAAAAAGCGTTACGCAACAATAGGAATTGTTACAAGGACAAAGAAAAACGACCTTATGGCAAAGATTGAAATGTTACCTTTGTTGGGCATGAAAGAAGGCGCATTTTGGTGCTACTTAAATGTTCCTGAAGACAAGCCAACACAAACAGCAACTCAAGCCACAGCGCCTGATTTAAATGATATTGAATCAGATATTCCGTTTTAAATCATGCTTACTAATGAGGATGTTTTAAAAGATCGTATTAAAACCCTTGAGGGAGAGCTTCAATATATGCAAGATGGATGGAAAAAAGTAGAAATCCTAAAGTCTGAAAATGAGGCTCTCCAATCAAAAATTGAACGGCTTAAAAAACAAGTCAAACATTTAAAGCAAGAATTGGAGTTTGTATGAACGAACATATTTGGACTGCAAGTGGTACTGACATTACTTTGCGCTGGAGAAAAGCTGGATGGGTTCCTCCATCTGAGATTCAGTCATACAAAGACAAATGGAAATACTTTCAAGAGCTTCCATTGCGTTCTTTAGATGCTCAAGGCAAAATTGAGTATGAAGGTACTCTTAAACTTAATAAAATTTTTAGGATTAAATAATGGCAACTAAAAAACTAACAGTAAAAGAACCAGCCATTAAAGAAAAGTCTGGAAAAGTTATTGTGGCTAAGTCAAAAGCTTACAGCCATGATGAGCTTAAAAAGATGGCTGGTAAAGCTGCCAAAGGCGCAAAACATGAATTTGAGCTTTCTAATGGCAGGATTGTTACTCGCAAAGCAGCAGCAAAAGTAGCTGAAAAAGCTGGTGAAGTTCCTAAGTCTGTAGGAAAAAAACTACATTCTCATGATCTTCGTAGAGCTGAAGGCATTAAAAAGAAAAAAATGTAATGACAGATGACCAATGCCTCATGTTTGGCCTAGCCGTAATATTTGGCTTTGGCATCATTATTTTGTATTTAATCGGACAAGACCAATGATTGAAAAATTAAAAAAAGTTTTTGAATATAAAGAAAACAATCTTTATTGGAAAATAAAACCTTCAAAAAAAATACTTATAGGCACAAAAGCTGGATATATAGATAAAAAAGGATATATTCAAATAAGATTTGATGGAAAATTTTATTTAGCACATAGAATTATTTTTGCTTTGAATTATGGTTATATGCCTAAATTTATTGACCACATTGATGGCAATCCTTCTAATAATTCTATTGATAATTTAAGAAAATGTAATTTATCTGAAAATCAATGCAATTCAAAATTAAGGGTTGATAATAAATCAAATATCAAGGGTGTAACTTGGAATAAAGCAAAAAACAAATGGCAAGTTCAATTACAAATTCAAGGAATAAACAAATATTTTGGTCTTTATTACAATATTGATTATGCAAAATTTGTAGCTGATGCTATGCGTCATAAATATCATAAGGAGTTTGCAAATCATGGTTAATGAATCCATTCCTTTTGCTGGAAACGTGAAAGTTCCATCAGATGATTGTGAAGAAACCTTTTTTGCTGTTTATCCTGATTTCTTTTATGAAGGATCTACAGCTCTTAATCTGTGGACTCAAGCCTGGCAAGCAGCTTTAGACCATGTTGAGAACAAAAAGCCTTTAATTCAGCTTATATGACAAAAAAGCCTAAAAGAAGTAAACATGAGCAAGAAGCAATGGCTGAATATTTAACTAAAAAATTTGCTGAGATTGATGCTCAACAAGAGTTAATTCCAGTAGTGATGCAAAGAGGTGAATGGGAAGCTCTTAAATACACAATAGAGCTTGCCCTTAATTTAAAACATAAAAAGCGACTACATCGCTAGAATATCCATAGCTTTATGTATTTTATCAATTCTATCTTGTAATCCTAAAAGACCGCCATTTATTCTTTTAGTCATTGTTTCCCAATTTTCATCGTCTGCCAACAAATTAATTTGCTTGCGATTCCAGTACCATCCAGCAGACATACAAGCCCATTGTGGCTCTAATAGAAGCTCTGGTTGCGTTATAAATGGCTGACTTAGGGCTTGTCCACATACTGTGTAATTTGAACGCCCTGTGAGCTGTATAACGCCTCTACCATGAAATTTCCAGCCATCACCATCTTCAGTATTGCCAAGATCGGCTCTACCGCCATAAACCTTGTTTGCAATAGCCTGTGGATTGTTTGCGTACTTTTCGGCAGTTGCAGCATCAGAAAAACGAGAAGGCCAGACTCGCATCAAAGCACCAGCAGAATAATGAAGGTTTTCTTCTAAAGTTTTGAAGTTGCCTGATTCATGCTGGCATTGACCAATAAAGGCTGCCTGGCGTTTTGGGGTATCTATGCCATATTTGGCAAAAGTATCGTTTAAAGGTTTAAGCCATTTAGGATCAATTCCTAATGCTTGTAATTGTTCAATATTCATCTTAATGCGACTTGTTCCTTAATCCAATCTTGAAGGCTAACTAATTGTTGCGTTGTATAGGCGCAAGCAAGTAGCTGGTCGGAGGGGCTGACATTAGCTCCTGTGGAGGGATTGGAAATGGAGGGCATTTGACCGCTACTGGAGTTGTGCAACCCACCATAATAAGACTTAATAGCAGATAACTTAGCTTCATAGGTTTCCTTGGTGGTTTTGTTTATGAGTTCCTGCTGTGTCCGAATGGATTCATTTTTTGCTTCTTGTTCTTTAGCGATATTTTTGATTTCTGTTTTATATGCTTCAAAACGATTATGCTCAACATAACCATAAAAGCACCCAGATAAAAGAACAATTCCAACCACAATCTTGACATAAGTAAGTATTGGTAGTGGAAACATTATTCTATTGGTTTAGAAGTCACAAAGCGCAATACAGCAACAATAATGCCAATCCCAATAAGGATAAAGCCATAATATTTTGGATCAATACTGTTTTGCACATAAGATAGATTGTCAAATAAAGCACCAAATATCACAAGTGCTAAAGAAAACCACATCGTTTTTGATCGATGGGCTTTCATTTATCAACTTTTCGATCTAGTTTATCGTCTATTTTGTCTAATTTAGCAAAAATAGCAGCAGCAATCTTGTCAAAATCTTGCTTAGACATATAATTACCAGCAATCAGAATCTCAATAGTATTGACTTTATCTACCAATATTTTATCGGCAATTTGTAGCTCTTTAACAGCCTCCCAAATAACCTTTAAGATCCAACCGCCTAAAAAGCCAACTAAAGCAATAACAGTATTTATTATTGTTTGCGAATCCATTGTTATTTCCTAGTTTTTTCTTTTTGAACTTGTTGCAAATAAGATTCGTAAGAAGCTAATGGAATTTTACCTAAGCCAATTTTACTAGGTGCTTGTAATAAATTACGCAATGCATTTTGACCTATTCCTTTTTCAAGATAGGCAGCAAATTTAGGATTATTAATAGCAGCTTGAGCTAATTTTGGAGCAGCAACACCAAAAGCAACTCCTTTTAAAGCATCCATATAATCGCCTTGATATAAACCATAAGCAGCTCCAGCAGCAGCAGGAACAGCAGCTTGTGCTAATCCTCTAGCAATGGTTCCACTATTTGGTAATTTTTCAGGCAATACAATTTTTCCAGCAGCAGCCAATTTTGATAATTCATTATCTTCCGCATAAAAAGCATTGCGTTTTGCTTTGGTTGTTAATGAGTTATATAGCAAAGATGGGCTTATATCGCCTTCTGCATTTTTTAATGCAACATCTTCAATTTTTCTCATGTTGCCCCAGCGTTTATTAGCTTCTTTTAAAGAAGAAACTAATTCTTTATTGCCAGTAGCTTCAGCAGAATCGCTAAGACCTTTATTTAATACATCACGCAAATCACGAGCATAGGAAGCAACATCAGTATCAGAACTTCCAGATAATCTATCTAAAGTCTTTTTAATGTTTTGATATTGTGATGCATTTAATTGATTGCCTTCTGATGAAGCTTTATTGAGAATATTTTTAATGTTTTTATCAATAATGCTGTATTGCTGATCATTTAAAATATTTTTTGCTTCATCATCAATAGCTGATAAATTGTTTAAAAACTTATCATCTGCACGAATATTTACTTTGGCAGCAACATCATCATAAATCTTGCCAATATTCTCTTTAGCATTAGAAATAACAGATGGAGTAATTTTGTCTGCATCTTCACCCATTGTCTTTGCAATGGCTTTGTTAAATGCTTGTTTTTGCACTCCACTAAACTCTTGTTGTGCGCCAGCAGTAAATAGATTATCTGATAAAGCAGCTTTTACTCGACCCAATAAAGCAGATCCAGTAGCTTGAGCTGCATCTAATGGTATTCCAGCTTCACGCAAAGTTTTAACTGCGTTTGCACCAATTTCGCCAATTTGATTAGTAATTGGTTGAGCAACACGACCTAAAGCATTAACTATTCCTTGACCAGCAGCACCTACACCAGCTCCAGAAATAACATTAAAAGCTTTGCTTTCATCTTGTAATGTAGGCTGAACTGCTCCCATTGTTGCTCCAGTTAAGGCAGCTTTTCCAATAGTTCCTCCTGGCAGTAATACAGCTTGTCCTAATTCGCCTGTAATATTTCCAGCTAAACCAGCAGGAGTTTCCAATAAAGGTTTATTTTCTTCTCTTTGCGCAAGAATTTCTGCTTCACGACCAGCAGCAGCTTCTTTTGCAGAAGGCATATTAAGCTTTTGACCAAATTTAGAAACAGCAGGAAATGCTTCTTCTAATTGTTGCGCCAATGGATCTAAAACTTGACCAATTCCTGTCATAGTTGTTTTACCAGAAGCTTTCAAACCTTTACCAAATAACTCTAAACCTGATTTTTTTGATAAATCTTCAGTAGGTTTGTCCCAAGTAATATCTTCATCTTTAGGCGCAGAAATTGTTACAGAACCTTTTGGCTCATCCCAAGTAATATCTTCATCTTTAAGATTAATTTTTGAATTAACTTTTTTTAAATAATTTCTTGTTTCTTCTGCTGAAGGCTCTTGACCAGCTAAAACAGCTTTGGCTGCTTTAGTTCCGCCATTGTAATGAGCAAGTGCAGCTTTAAAACTTCCATATTGGTTTTGAAGGTCTGATAAATATTGCGCAGCACCATGAGCAGAACTAACTTTGTCTGAAGTATCTACACCATAAGCTTCGGCAGTTGCTGGCATAAATTGAAAACGACCTTTAGCACCTTTTGGTGAAATAGCGGAATCATTTCCACCGCTTTCTGTAGATTCAACAGCAGATAATGCTCCTTCAGGAAGCATATATCTTTTTTCCAAAGATGCGTAAAGATTATCCATTATTGAATTTCCCTTGTTCCATCAGAATATTCTATTACTTTTTGACCGCTTTTTGTTTTACCAGTTCTAACAATTTGTTTATTAGATTGATTTGTTTCATTTTTTGGATTAACAAATTTATTAATAATATGTTGTTGAACTTCTCCGACATGAGTATCAGGATTTAATGTTTTGTTTTTATTTTTTTCAAGCAAATAACGTTGTTCTTCATAAGCAACTTCATTTTGTTTATGAGCAAAATCAATAAATCTTTGCAATGCTCTAGGATCACTTCCAATATCAGGATTATTTTTAAGATAATCGTTCATCATATTTGCCGTTGGATTGCCTTGCATTGCACCAATACCAGCAGTTACAGATTGAGCAATAAATTTATTCATAGATTGAGCTGCTGACAAATCGCCTTTTGCAACTTTATCCACTAAATCTTGAGGTGCGCCAATAGCTTGAAGTTTTTGAGCAATATCAACATAAGTTCTTGCTCCAGCACCTGGTTTAAAGTTTTTCATCAAATTCTCTGCTTCATTTAATCGCATATCAATTTGTGTTCCACCAGCAACTCTATTAGTAAGATCTTCTTGATATTTACCAAAGTTTTGAACGCCTGGAAGTGTTGGATTTAAATTTTTATTTCCCATTCCTTGAGGTTGAGAAATTTGATTAGTTCCAGATGTAAGCCCAACAATATCCCCAGAAGCATTAGTTGTATATTGAGGAGTAAGTTGCTGTCTTTGAATTGCAGCACCAGTAGCAGCAGATAATCCTTGATCAATTTTTGGTGCAATTTGTGTAGGATCATGAAGGGCTTGAGTATAGTATTGGCCTAACATTCCTTTAATTACATCGTCATGCAAACCTTTTGTTTTTAAAGTGCTGCCAACTTCATCTAATGCCCTTAATGCTTTTTCTCTACCTTCAGGAGTATTTTGTGCATCTTTAATTCTTGGATCTTTTAACAATCTAGCAGCTTCATTTTGTGCTACAACACCTTGATCATTTGTAAATCCAAATTGCGCTTTTTGTGCTTCAGTAGTTGCTTTTTTAGCTGTAGCTTGACCAGCTTCAATTTCAGAAGGCAATAATGTTGATCTTTTTTGTAATTCAAGATTTTTATTAGATATATCAAGCATATCCGCAATAGTCATAGATTTAGGCGCATTTTGACTGCCGTAAATGCTTGGATCAAGATTTTGACCTAATTGTGGAACTGTAAGTGATCCTATAGAAATTGCCATAATTATTCCTTAACCTACTTGAGGCCCAATAAATGATGATGAATTAGGATTGGTAGATTGATTATTTGTAAAGTTACTTAAAGCATTATTACCATATCCACCAGCACTTAATTGATTTTGCATAGCAGCATTTTGAGCTGTATTTTGTGCGCCAAGTTGAGATGCTGTTGCATAACCTATTCCACCTAATGAATTTGCTGCTCCACCATAAATATTGCCTTGTGCAATTTGAGAAGCAGCAGTAGCATTAGCAGAACCAATTCCTAAATTTGCAATATTGGTTGCAGTACCAAGTTGAGCATTTGCAGATCCTGTAGAACCAGCAAGACCTACATTAGTATTAGCTAAATCAATAGCTGCAATATTGCCTCTTTGGGTTTGAAAGTTATTAAATGCGTTTTGATAGGCATTAGAAGCATAATCTTCAGCAAACTTGGTTCTCGCCATATTTGCATTAGAACCACCACCACCTACGTTTATATTTTCGCTAGTAGCTCCTAAACCTTGTCCAAGCATAAATTGGTAATTTGGAGCTAAATTAGACTGTAAATCAGCAGCAGTAAATTGTTGATTAAAGTAAGGATTATTTGCAGTTAAACTAGCTAAAGGAGTAGCTCCATAATTTGCATATGGGGTAAATTGTTGCGATGCAGTTTGACCAGCAGCAAGTAAATTGCTTTGTTGTTGTGAAGCAGCATTAGCTTGAGTATTGGCAGCATTTTGCGCCCCTTGCGAACTCATATAAGCACCGCCTAAAACGGCTGCGCCTCCAATTACTGCTGCTGTTATTCCTCCTGCCATAATGCTTCTCCCTAATCACTAAAACCGAGATTATTAGCTAATAGCATTTTAATGCCATTAGAAAGCTTTTCGGTATCTTTTTGTTCAGTTTTATGTTCTAAAATTCGATTAGACATTAATCCACATTCAGGAATAATGTATAACCTATCCTCTATTGTTGCTATATCCGTACAATTATCTGGATTTTCGTAAATATCAATCCAAATAAGTTCTTCATCAAATACACGACCAACACGTTTGATTCCTGCTGGAGCATCAAATTCCATAGGAGCTGTCAAAGTCTTTATTTCATCATCAATATTGACCGCTATTGTTCCCTTTTTAAGAATTACTTTATAAGGGGTTTTATGTTCAGCACCAACAATAACTGACCAAGGAGGAGCAATCATTGTGCGAATATATTTGCCAGGTTCAAAATCATGCAAAAACTTTATATCCGCTTGAGGCATCTCCAAAAGAGCATCTTGAAGTCGTTCTACTTTTTCCCTTAATTGAATTACTGGAAGAATTTGTTTTTTAATTAATTGAGTATTCAAAACTGACCTCCTCCTATTCCTAATAAGGCAGTTAAATTAGTAAATACGCCTGTAGATGGGGTTATATCTCCAATAGGAGTGTTATTAATATCCCCACCATTAATTATGATGTAATTTACTGTTTGACTGACTACATTAGGGTTTTGAAGCCAAATAAGCCATTCTCTAGCTGGCCTTTGAGTTAAAGGATCTAAAAACTGGCTTTGAGGATACCGAATATTGGTATTAATTGGCCCAGTAGCCATTAGTTTTCCCCACCTTCAGCCTTTAAATTAGCAGAAACAATAACGGCTTTAATTGGATCGGAAACAACTACTTCATAAATACGATCTCTTGACCAACCCAATCTACGCCAAATGGCACGATTATTGTATTTTCCAACTTTACCAATAGTTACCCAATGTTCACTAGACCATGTAGAACCGCCATCAGATGACCAACGGAGCATAGATTGAGGATCATAGCCTTGACCAGTTTGTAAGCCTACACCAGGCTGAAATTGAATCTGCATTTCTGCAAAATATTGACGTTGAAGGTCAGTTACTAAATGAGGGCATCTACGCAATCTACGGATTGTTTTGCCATCTTCTGTATAAACTTCATTGTTTAATTGATAAATTTTTCCGTTTTCGTAATCCCCAACAAGATAATAATTACCAAAAAAAGCACCACAATTTGAACGATGACGATGGTATCCAGTTTGATTATCCCAAGAAAGCCATTTATGCCAAGCTTTAGTGGTTAAGTCATAAACCCAAGTCAAATCAATAGATGGGAAAGTAACTACATAGAACTCATGACCCTCTAGACGATAAGTATAGGCAACGGCATCACTTAGATTTACATTCATCAAAGTCTGCTCTACGGCATGATTTGATAGCCTTACAAAGGTATAGCCTTGAATTGCTCCAATAACGCCTTGACCACGAGCATCTTGAGAAACAAACATAATCTGTTCTTCAAATTGCCATACGCTATTAAAAGCAGCGCATCCATGCTGAAGCATAGTGCCTGAAATACGAGCAAATGGAAAAGTAGTTAATCCTGAGATTTGACTTCCTACATCCACCCAAACTTCAGTTGTTTGATCACCCATTAAATAGACTTGTCTATGATCTGCAATAACGCAAATAATAGGATCAGGTTCACCATCTTTTGTGCCGTAATAAGCAGCAGTTGAATAAGGAGAAGAAATATCGGTACAAGCCCAATTATTAGTGCCAACTTCGTTGTAAATGTTGTAATTGTCGATTACGTCACAACAAGAAGCACCACGCCAAGGGCCATCTGTATAAGCAATTTCAGTAAAAGTATCTGTAGCAGGAACGTAATAATAGCGTTCTAAGCCATCTACAATAAATGCAAAAATGCCATCTGTAGGGCTTCTATTGTAAGAAATCTGGCATGGGCCAGTAGTCGTATCTAAAGTGCCAATTAATGTTGCGTTGTAAGCCTCATCTATTTTATAAACTTGATCAGCGCAAATCACAATCATAATAAAAGGAATGGTTCCATGCAAAGGAAACATTGCTCTTACTTCTCCAGGTGGAAGTTGGGCTACTTCAACAAGTCCTGGAGTAGGATATAAAGCTATTGCGCCTCTAGATCCTTGACCTTTATTAGGATCAATCTCCAAGTAAAAGTTAATACATTCCTGATCGCTTTGATAAATTGAAGGAGCTTCATAACTAGGGCCGACAAAACCAAAATCCATAAATTACTCGCTTTCCTTGTATGAATCACCACGCAACAAGGTTTTCATGCTTGCACGACTTAAATTAAATTTTTCCATTAATTGTGGAATAGTCATACCAGTTTTCCTAAGCAAACGAGCTTCTCTAGCTTGTTCCATTGTAAGTTTGCAACGAGGGCCTTTGCCACCACTAAAGTCTGGGCTACGACCTTTTGCAGCTTTATCTGCCATATTATCAGCATGATTGCCAACCCATAAATGCTTTGGATTGCAACAAGAAGGATTATCGCAAGTATGTAAAAGAAAGCCTGAATTATCTGTTGATTTTGGCGCATTAAGATTAATAGAGTTTGGATAGACAAGCGAATAGATGACTCTATGGGCATAGTAGCCTTTGTCATTAATCCAAGTCCTTCCATATCCATCATGATTCCTAAAGCCTTTCCATTCCCAACATTCATCTTCACCACGCTTATCAACTTTGCTCCAAAGAACTTCAGCAGTATTTGCTGGTCTACCGCAATTTGGTGAACCAAGCCCAGCTTTTCTAAGTTGATACCAATGTCTTTGTTTTGCCAACTTTTCTTCTTTTGTATACATAAAAATCTCCTGTTGTAAGAAATTTCACTATACATAAAAGAATCAATCTTGTCAAACAATCCTCTACCTGAAAAAACCCCCACTCAAAATCCAACCAGCATCTTTAGCTCTACCAACAAGCATAGAGTCTGGATAACCAGCAGCAGCGATTGGTCGCATATTGTTGCGTTTAATAGTTGACTTAGATTGAGCTGCATAAGCATTAATCATGCCAATTTGCGTTGCAGAAGCTTTGCCATACATAGGCATCAATCGTTCAGCCAAATTCCATCTAAGAGCCATTGAATAGCCTTGTGGAAGCACAATATCGTCATACAAAGTTTCATAGTTACTGAAAATGGTAGATGAGAACATATGCATCTCACCTTGAGCTGGATTAGGCCATACAAATACGTTACCAGTATCCGCATTAGGATTGTAATAAAGAGCTTTAGGCCAAGGGCCATTCAAAGTCT